TTTGTTATTCTTATTATTATTCAAGAAGCACTTCAAGATTGATGCAATTGATATGATATAATTCCTTTGGGTATTTGGTTTGAAGTCCTTAATCTTATCTTGGATTGTTTCCATATTAATAAGGAAGTTGAGATTTTTAATTGGCTTATCATCGTTGAGCTTTTTCAATTTTGCCTTATAGCTATTGATAGATGATTGGGTTAAGTCTTTACATTTGAATAACTCTTCCAAGTCCATTTATTATAAATCTTAGATAATATTTTTTTTATTTTATTATAATAAGAATGGTTAGAGAGATACCTATCGCTGGTACCATCGTGTTGAAGATACCTGCAAAGATGGCTTTCCTTTCAGGTAAGAATGATAAAGTAAGCACACGTAAAACCTTAAGTGCTAAAGGAGCTTTAACCAAAGGAGCTATTAAATTTGAGGTCGATAAAGATATCACGGAAGTCCAAGTCGTTAGAAAAGGCTCGAAAGTCCAAGATACCGCTAAGGCTAAAAAGGAGCTTGGTAAGAAATTACAATCTCAGGTAGCTTCATATGAGGCTCTCGGTGGTATGAGAGCTGTTTAAAATCGTTTGACCCTCCCAGTTGTTTTCTTCTCTTTCATAGCCTTTTCAATTTCTTTTTTAGATAACTCTCCAAAGGTTATTGGTGTATCTTTCGTGACTCTTACTGATGGCCGATAAACATCTCCTTTTTGTTGATAACCTACGAGTCCTCTTTGATTGACCCATACTTCAGAATACCACCTCGATAATCCTTCTTTTTTATTTTTTTTGCCGATATAAGCATCTTTTGATTTGTACTTCTTTTCATAAGCTTCTTTATAATTCTTAACAATCATACCACTCCGATATGCAGATGGTTTATATTTAGATGTTATCTCAGTTTTAATCTTCTCATATAAAAGCTTATCTCTTGGCTCAGGCATTTCTAATTATATCAAACCTTTTTTTAATAACTCCTTCTTAATCTCTTGATAAGCCTCTTTGTAAGTGGGATATGTCCATAGGTATTTAGTAGCCCAATAACCACTGGTATTAGGATCATTCCAATTCTCCCTTTTTTTATGACGATTCAGATATCTATCCCTCCTTTTAACATCCAAATGACCTTCGGTATAATGCTCATAACCCTTGGCTCCGAATCTAATCTTTTTACCTTGATTCGTGATGATATAAAATTTAGTTGTATTATCATTGCTTGGATATGGTTTGTAATATTCCATCATTATTATAATAAAAGAATTTATTTAATTCCATATATTAAAAGATGAATGTTACTTGGGGAGATAATTATATCGATGCAACCAATACTTTCGTAGGTGGAGGAGGTGGTGATACGATTATAAATGGTCAACCTTTAGAAAATTATATATATGTGATGAGTAATACTAATTTATATATACATAATCCAAATTCCAATGGTATTATTAATTTAACAACATATACCAATCCTAACAATGTTAAGATAGATATAGATGGTAGGTTAAAAGTTTATCACGATTATGATATATTATTACCTACTATACCATCAGGATGGTACGATGTAAAAAACGAGATTGTTGGTGGTAAATTTAATGACCAAGGAAATACGATAGCTATATTAGCACTTGGTGCAGATATAGCTCTCATAAATACACAACTTGAAACAATAGAGTTTCAATTTACAGTTGTAGATAATAGATTATTGGGTCTTGAACTATTAACAAGCGCTCACACTGACCTTCTTTCTTCCACTATGACTACCGAAACTTACGAACAGTTAGTAAATACCGTAGAAACATTGGGGGATTGGAGAGATGTTTTTGATGGTATTAATAATGCTGAAAAATCTTTTTATCAAAGGATAATTGGAATTGCTGATAATGTTTATGGTACAATTGGTGGTGTTGGTTTTGTTGCTGGTGTAATTGGGACTATATATTCTTTAGTTGAAGGCGAAAAGTCTTATAATTTAGCATCTAATGTAAGTAATGTTAATTTTGAGATACCAAATAATGAAAGAGAGTATATGTTACAAAGTAACGTTTCTAACCAAATCATATATGCTGAAAATTTACTTAGTAGTTTCTCGAATTTTAATATTCATTCAGGTTTCATTAATTCGAATATCATCACCACCCAATTCGTCCCATCATTAAAGTCTAATAAAGTCCTCCTCGGTAATATCACAACTCCTAACTCAAGTTATCAGATGGAAATGACAGGAGATTTGAATGCAAATGAGTATTATCGTAACTCAGTCTCCCTAACTTCATTACTTGCACAAAAGCAGGATAATATGAGTGCTACTCAACCGATATATATCACCACTTCAACTATCGGTCTTAATTATGATTCAAGTCTTACGAAAGTTGGTAATAATCTTAAAGTTGTAAAGACTGCTACCGCTCCGTTAAAATGGACTGGAAATGATATATCATTAGATTATGATAGTACTCTCCTTAACAACTCAGGCTCTTTAGGCGTTAGTATTTCAGCGGAGTCTAAATGGGGATTCACAGGTGCTAACATCTATAATAAAGCTAAAACAAATGTAGGTATTGGAACTGATAGTGGTCTCATTTATAAATTAAATGTCGTTGGTGATTCCTATTTCTCAAGTAATGTAAATATAGCTACATCAAAATTAAATTTCATAAGTAGTTATACCACTGCTACTTTAACCCAAGTAACTGGAGTAAATGAGTATTATCTCCAATATACAGCAAACGGAACTTTAGTCTTAAATGAACCTTGTGCGTGTGATTTGCTTGTCGTAGGTGCTGGAGGTAACGGTGGAACTGGAAATTTCAGTGGTGGAGGTGGTGCTGGTGAAGTTATCTATTATCCTAACTTTCCTTTAAGAAGCGGAACTTTAAATATACAGGTAGGTGCTTCATCGACAAACCCAACGAATAGGATTAGTAGGATTTACCCATCATCAGGGAATGAAGTTATAAGGGCATTAGGAGGTGGAAACGGTGCCACTCCTAATAATCAAAGTCTATTAAATTTATTTCAAAATAAGAAACCTTGGGGTATGTATTTTGCCGAAGACTGGTCAGGGACTACTCTTTTAGATAAATCTGGTAACGGACGCCACGCAACGACGTCTGGAATAACAAAAATCGTTGGAAGTGGTAATGGAGCTACTGGTAATATTACTTATCTTACAGGAACAACTACATCAACTATCACTTGGCCATCTGGGTCAATCCCATCAACATTTACGATTGTTTCTTTAACAAGATATAATAATAGTATAAATCAAGTAAGGGTGTTACAAGGAACTGATATTAATTGGTTACACGGACATTTAAATGGTTATAGAGGTGCCACTTATTATGGTAATGGTTTTAAATCAAATGGTAGTACAACTAATGCAACAAATTGGGTATGCACAATTGGTAAAAATGATTCAAGAGTTACTGGTTACGCTAATAATATCCTTGTTGATGGTGTAGCAAGTGGTATTGAAACAGGAGGGACTGGTAATTCTACTTTAACTATCAATAATAGCACTTTTGGTGGGACTGCCTCAAGATCAGATTTTGCTTTCTCATTTGTAATGATATGGGATCAACATTTAACTGATGCTGAGATGGTATTACTAAATAATATGATTGACCAATATAAAACTGACGGTATTTATATCCCAAATGTTATTAATTCTTATACTAATGCTACATCAGGTGGCTCTGGTGGCGGAGGAATTGTTGGTACAAATAGTCTTGGAGCAGTAGCAGGAGTTAAATTTGATGATTATAAAAGTTTTGCTCAAGCTGGTCTTAATGGAACTTCAACATCTGGAGGTGGTGGAGGATCTGGGAGTAGCACTTATAATACTCGATTTACTACAACTATAACAGGAACTTCGTTATCTGTTGGTTTAGGAGGTAATGGTGCAACTACCTCATCAATACCTGTAACTAAAACTAATTATGGTGATGCCGGGGATGGTAACGGAGGAATAGGTATTGGAGGAATAATTATCATAAGATTTAAAGAAGCGATATCTCATTTGCAACTAAAAGCAGTTAAAGATAACGGAAATACTGGTCTTATCTTAAATGCAAATGAGACTGTCTCAGGTACGACAACTCCATATCAACTAAGGATCTTTCCTTGGAGTGATACATATACGACCACTGGTATTGTCACTCGTGGATGGTCATTTAGAACTCACGATGGTCTTGCCAATCAAGACTTATTAAACTTATTCTCTTATTTTGGTGGTAGAGTAGGTATCAAGACTAAAAATCCAACAGCTGTTTTTGACGTCAATGGAGATATTGCTTGTAAAACTTTTTCAGTTGTAGGTAATGAGCTTTATGGTATCACTTGTCAAGTAGTAAATCAACATGATACAGGAGAAGCAAATATAACAATATCAGCAGGCGCGAGTGGTAATTATGGAGCTATGAGTGTTGCTTATCTTCCATCTGAAAATTTGGGATATATAAGTTGCTCTAAAAGTCTGCAAATCAAAACCCAATCAGCTGGTAGTTATATCCATATCGATAACACAACTGGAAATATTGGTATTGGTAATAATGCTCCCACTTATAAATTAGTTGTTGCTGGGACTATAGGTGCAAATGATATTATGGTAAGTGGAAGTATTAATGCTACGACCCTTGGTATTGGTCAGGTTTATGCTACAGGTATTGATAATGGTTATTTCAACAACTTAGATGGAAGTATCGTAAATAATAAATATTTATATTCAAGTAATATTTATGTTAATAACTTCATCGATTGTCAAAATAAGCCCATTTATAATTGCTCGATATTATATGGGACTGCTGATATAGCTAAGGAATGGAAACCTGTGACTAACTACTGGCATAAGGATGATCAAGGTAGACAAAGATTTTATTTTCGTAATGACCCCTCAGCTGGAGTGACAGACCATTATACAATGATAAAATCAGGTAGTTATACAATATATTTTCGAGATAAAGATGATACTGATTATTTATCAGCAGACCGTTTCGGACTTGATACTTATTTCCCAGTAACGACTTCAACAACTGATTATCTCGCTGTCGTCGAACCAAATGCTTCTGGAACTTGGCAATATCGTAGAATGATGATTAAATACGGATCGTTTACGGAATTTCATCGAGTTTTTGTTGATGATGATTTATATGTCGATTATGATGATTTTATGAATAATTATGTTGGTAGAGTTGTTGTCTCAACTGGTAAGACTAAACACGCTAAGAAAGAACCAGGTGATATACCCTGGGAGATATTGGAAGATAAAGATGCCATCACGATTGATGATGCTCAACCAGTTGTGCAATTATCAAGACAAAGGAAAGATAAACGAGTTTATGGGGTTATTACTTATCGACAAGTATCTGATTATGGTGGTCGCATTTGTGTTAATGCTCTCGGTGAAGGTGGAATCTGGGTTATCAACACAAACGGGGATCTTGAGAATGGTGATTATTTGCAAACATCTAATGAGATTGGTTACGCTGAGAAACAGGATGATGATATATTAAGGAATTATACCATAGCAAAAATAATTATGGATTGCACATTTGAATTGGATAGTCCTAAATATAAATGTGAGGTTATCGATGAGACTCGAGATTTAAGAAGAGCTTTCGTTGGTTGTGTCTATTACTGTGGTTAAGATAATTATTTTCTTATCGTTAATTAGATACCAAAATGAGTGACGTCCCTTCCGCTTACCCAAAAGCTTTGAGTTATTCCATTAAAGAAATGGCTGATAAAATGTCAAGAGTTGGGGTTAAAATGACACCAGATCGTACTACTGGCATTGCCCCTAATGACACTATTACTTTCAAGCTCCCTAATAACTCCCTCGTTGATATGCGCTCCATTAACTTCCTTTACAAATTCTCAACATCTGGAACTACAGGTACTTTCCTCCATCCTCGTTATTCTTCTTCGTTGCTTGAGAGAGTTTCAATTATAGTAAATGGCCAGACCATATCAATCTTACCTGCTTATAACTACCTTTATAATCTTCTTATGGATTTGGAAGGCTCAAGCTTTGACCAACTAAGCAAACGTAATGTTTGTGAGTTTTTTGACCCATCTATTAAAGTAACTCAATCTGACCCAACTTCTGCAACTGAGACCGCTTTATCTGGGGATAATTGGACTAAGTCAGGTGCCTCAGCTCCTTCCAAGATTGATGGTGCTATTTCCAATTGGCTCGGTTTCCTTGGCTCTTGCCAGCCACAAATCATCGATACCGGCTCCCTTGGTGATGTTTTCATCCAATTCCAATTCGCAACTCCTTATGTCCTCCCAGCTACTATCAATGCAACCCTCCAATCTCTTGCTGGTGGCTCTTTCACTCTTGATGATGTTTATATGACTTGTGATGTTATCTCATTTGAAGGTAATACCTATTACAACGCTCTCTCATCTAAGTTATCAGGAGGTGGTCTAAACGTAGGATTTTATGAATATCTAAATGCTCGCTTCGCATCAGTTGCTAAGAATACTGGTATTAATGTCAATTGGAACGTGAGTGCTAAAAGCCTTGACCAGATTATCGGAACTGCTCAACGAACTGATGCAACTACTACTTGGTCTCCTATGGTAGTAAATGGCTCTCGAGATGTTGGCTCTACTGTTTATACTATGGCTCAAATTGCTTCTAACCCCCTTTCTTACGTAGGTGAAGGGACTGCTACTCTTTCTCGAAATGTTGGTCTTGGTGATGGTTTTATGAACTCATCTTACTTCATCCGTAGCGGTGGGTCTGTATCTGGAAGTCGTTTCTCGATTAATAACAGACCCCTTAATTACAACTATCTTTCACCTAAGGAGATATTCCTCCAAACTCTCCAATCCCTTGGATATAATCAAATTGACCTCGGAACCAATGGTCTTAATTTGTGTATCTTCTCTCTCCTTCATTTCACGAAATATTACTTCGCTCATATCATCGATTTGACTATTCAAGATTCTCGTGACTTCTGGATTTCAGGCATGGATAGCACCGGCTCAACTATGACGATTACTTGGGAAGCTACCTTCTCAGGATCTTCAAATACAACTACCTGCATACCAGTCCTATACGCTCGTCTTTCTAAAGTCCTTAATATCAAATCTGGACGCCAGCTTTTGGTCATTTAAATAATAATATTAATTATAATTAAGATGGCTACAGGAACGACAGGTGATTTAAATAAAGTAATGCTTCCTAATAGTTTTGGGTTTGGAGGCTTTTATAATAATCTTGAAAGGAATGCAAAGAATAGTTATTATGATGGTAATCTTAAAATACCAGCATTTAGGAATGGTCAAGCTGATAAGTCAATAAATTCATCTCGTTATTATCACGCTGATAAGGGTGATTTTATCTTGAAAGAACTTAATTATAATATTGATAATAAGAGACCTACAACTGATTATTTTGATGGTAGAAATACGAATATTCTAAATACCCTTAAAGCTAATGCCAAGAATGGTGGTAAAACTCAACCAACTGTTACAACAGTCAACCCTCGTGAAGTAGTTGGCAGGGTCTAATTAACTTTTTTTTATATCTTTATAAATAATAAATGCCATTAACCAGAGAACAAAGACTTGAATATTTACAAAGAGCAAGGGAGGCTAAAAAAGCCAAAGCAGAAGAAGCAAAAACCCTTGAAGAAGTTATTCCCCAAGAAAAAAAGAAAAAAGCTAAATCAGTTAAAAAGACTTTAGATTTGGATTTAACAAAAGAGATTCAAATGGATGCAAAAAGAGAAGAGCAAGAGAAGCTCATTAATGAAGTAATTAAAGTAAAAGCACCTGCAAAGAAGAGGATTATCAAAAGGGTTATTGAAGTAGAGGAACCATCGACGGACGAAGAAGTCCAAGAAGAGGTAGTAATTAAACCAAGAGTACGTGCCGTAAAAAAGGAGATTGCTGAAAGCGAGCGTAAGAACACTCAAACAGATGAAGCTACTCAAATACCAAAGCAAAATAATAATCTTTATCGAGATATTTTTCCTGATTAGATTAGTAGAATGATACAAGAAGTTAATATCAGTAATATACCTAAGACAGATTTTCAGGTATTAAAAAAGCCAATACCTCAATCATCAAATCGCTCCTTACCAATGATGTTTAATACTCAACTATATACAGGCTCAAAAGGTCGAGGGAAGACATATGCTCTGGTCTCATTATTATCGATGTATGAGAATTCTAATATTAGTGATGGGACAACTGATTATGATATGAGAGTTATTTTAATAGCTCCTACTGCATATAGCTCCGCAAATTCCATTTATCACACCCTTAAGTCCCTTGATAAAAGTGATATTCATCTTGAATATACAGACGAACTTCTCCAAGAAATTTTGGATGATATTAAAGCGAAATCAGATGAATATCAGGAATATTTGGACTACAAGACCATTTATGATAAGTTTAAGAAACTTAAAAGTGAGAAGAAGCTTAAAGATGAGGAACTCGAGCTTTTATACTCATACGACTTTCAAAGTCCAGATGAGGTCTTCGGTGATTTAAAACCAAAAGTGAATTTCCTAATTTTCGATGATTTAATCGGGACAGGTGCATTCAATCGTAAGGCTAAGAGTTTAATCACCAATCTTACAATCAAGCATCGACATTTAAAGACCAATCTCATCTTTACAACCCAAGGGTTTAAACAGATACCAGCCATCATAAGAAATAATATCGATATTTATGTCATCTTTAAGTCAGCCTCATATAAAGAAGTCCTTGATAAGATTTATGAAGACTTAAGCGGTTATTTGAGTTACGAGGATTATAAAGATGCTTATGAACACGCTACGAAAGATAACCACGATAGTCTGGTGATTATCAACAACTCGATGGATAAAGGAGGTCTTGATATCCGTAAAAACTGGGATAAAAAACTATTACTAAAATAAAAATCTATATTAATTATAAATATGAGTGATATTAATTCAAATAGTTTAAAAAACCTACCGATGCCAGATGACTTCGATGATGATGACAAGCTACGCTTTGAGGTCTTATATAACGAGAGTAAGGTCAAACATTCGGATGTTTATCAACGTGAACCGTGGATTATCTACTTCGCTATTATTATGCATATCCGTAGCGAGAAGGGACAAGGTACTCTCACAAATGAGGAGTTAGAGGAGCTGGCCTCTAAATATAAGCAAGTCCCTAAAGAGGTCGTATGTCGTGGTGATGAAATTGATTACTTATATAATAAAGACGAAAATCCTATTTTTAAGGACGATAGCTATTTCTTTGAGAATGCTAAAGATGGGAATGTTGCATTTACCTCAAATGTGATGGATAAAGTTATAATCGAGCTTGAAAATAAATCTACCTCTAATGTAGAATAATGATACCAGACACCTATTTAACTCCAAATCCTAAAGGAGTAATGATCACTTATAAGCAACCTAAAGTCATTTGGCTAAACAGCGCTTTTGCAACATCATCAGTTTCATCAGGAAATACTTATTATAGCTTTAGCTTTGATTTAAGCCCATTTCAACTTACGAATATCGCTAATCTAAAAGTGATCTCATATATCAGTGATGAAAGCTCGGCAAAACCAATTATTATTAAAGTTGATGGTTTCTTATATGATGCCAATAGCACGTGGAATTCTGATAAGGAGGCATATCCGACTTTATATGTGAATCATACTGGTGTTGCTTCTCAAATGCCTAATAATCAATTTGTTATGACTTTGTCACCACAACAAGTAACGAGATTAACTTTATACCTATCCAACTCTTTCTCAGCTCGGAATGCTGGTTTTACCATCAGTGGAGGTAAAGGTAATTTCATCATCGGTCTTTTAATCGAGGAATACTTATAATCATTTTTATTTTTATTTTCATTTATTAAGAATGCTTACCGCTTATAAGAGATGTCATTGGTTTAACTCGGATTTTCATTCTGGTTTTGTTTTGAATGATAATCAGAAGATATCCGAGATATCATTCGATGTTAATCCTTTCCAGATTAATGTTAATAATAATATTAAGGTGATTACTTATGTCCGTGAAGCAACCCAAAGCAAACCAATCCAAATAAAACTTAAGGAGCCATATAATCAATCAAGAGAGGTTTTTAATGATGATAATGAGGGGTTTCCTATCATTTATACGAATCATACTGGTACGGAATGTATGAATAATTATTATCCATACTCAGTTGCAAGGCTGATACCACAACAGATACCAAGATTTACTTTTAGGGTTGATGATAATTATAATTCATTAAATAGTCGTAGGATTGAAGGGATTACACCAGAGGAGACATTAATCCAAGCCACGAATACCAATATCCCGATAACTATCGATAGTCAATATCAGATCAATTATCAGACTCCAATGGTCTTACCTAAAGGGACTTATTCCGCAACTTTTAGTGAAGGAACTATTTTATTAGACAATAAAACTTTTCCAAAACCTTGGGGAACTTATTTCGCAGAAGACTGGTCAGGAACTACTCTTTTAGATAGCTCTGGTAACGGACGCCATGCAACGACGTCTGGAGTAACTAAAATCGTTGGAAGTGGTAACGGAGCTACTGGTAATATTACTTACCTCACAGGAACAACTACATCAACTATCACATGGCCATCTGGATCAATCCCATCAACATTTACAATTGCTTCTTTAACAAGATATAATTATAGCTCAAATCAAGTAAGGGTGTTACAAGCAACTGGTATTAATTGGTTACATGGACATATAAATGGTTATAAAGGTGCCACTTATTATGGTAATGGTTTTAAATCAATTGGTACTACAACTAATGCAACAAATTGGGTATGCACAATTGGTAAAAATAGTGGCTCCATACCAACTAATATTCTTAATGATGGTATTCCAAGCGGTGTTGAATCTGGTGGTAATGGTAATTCTGCATTAACAATCAATAATAGCACTTTTGGAGGTAGTGGCTCAAGGTCAGATTTTTCTTTCTCTTTTGTAATGATATGGGATACTGCACTTACTAATGATCAAATGCTATTACTAAATACATATGTAGAAAAATATAAACAAAATGTAGTAAGTTTAAAAGACCAATTATGGTTAAAAATTGATAAGAGTTATCCAATTCTTAAAGATGCTAATAATGCTACAATTAATCCTTTTGCTTGGTATCAATTAGATACTGGTAATTTCTTACTTGATGGCTCTGGTAATGGTTATGACCTTACAAATAATAATACGGTTACGGTTAATCAAAATGATTATGCTAAAGGTAATGGAAGTATATCATTAAATGGGACTAATCAATATTTGCAGAGGACATCTGCTTTTAATTTTAATAGTAAAAGTTTTAGCGTTTGTGCTTGGGTAAAAAAGACTTCAAATGCAAGAGGTGATTTTATATTTGAATTTGGAAGTGTTAGTGGTACTGGTCTTCGTTGTTTCTTCGGATATCAAAATAATGATAAACTTATGTTTGCTATTTATGGTGATACATCATTATTCTCAACCCTTGCTTACACTGATGCTGGTATTTGGACTCATATCTGTTGTACATTTGAGACTGGAACAAAAGCAAGAAAGGTTTATAGGAATGGAGTGCAGGTAGGTAGTGATAATGCCGGTATTGAATTAAATACAAGTGATACTTTTACTTTAGGTGCTTATTTAGATACACCAGCTTATTTTCAAGGTCTTATTGATGACTTTAGAATTTATAATTTCGTTTTAACGGCAACTCAAGTTGCAGAACTTTATAATGGTCGTTTGGCTATTTACAACCCTCCTGGTTTTATCCTTGGAACTGAGATTGAACCCGAAGCCTAAAGGCTTGTTGTGAAGCCGAATAACTTTTCCTTATTTATATTAAGATGGAAGAGACATTCAACTATTATATCAATACTGGTAATAAAGATAGGGATGATACTAATTTCAATTTTAATTATCGTCTTGGCACGAATATCAATCTTAGGGAAGATGAAAATGCATATTTCAAACTTATCGATTTTAGTATGATGAATTCGATGTTAAATATTAGCTCTTTCCACGATAATAATAAATTCAAAGTAGATGATAATGGTACCATTGTCACCATCACGATTCCTGATGGGAATTATAATGTTACCTCTTTAAGAGATAAGATTAATGAGCTTACTTCTGCTTTATCTATTGCTCTTAACTATGATAGCTCCCAAAATCGTTATTATTGGACTAATAATGAAGCTGGTATCATCTTTTATCCAATGAATATGAAGATGGTCTTAGGTTTTAACTATTCCTCGTTAAGTCTCGTGATTGGTAACAATTATGGTAATCAATTCGTAAATCTCTTATCATATACAAAGGTCTTACTCACGACTAATAACCTCGCTTTTAATCCATCGACTGATAATAACCTAAATCGTGAATATTCAGCCAATGATGGTATTAATGAGATTATTACTTGGATTGATAAGGACATTCCAACTTTTGCAACGGTTAGATACAAAAATAAAATGAATGTTGAATATTTGTTATCGAATAGGAATCTCACATATGTAAATTTTAGTTTAATGAATGAGTATAAGGAGATGATTAAAGACGCTCCTAATTGCTTTATCCACTTCCAGATTATCGTAAGGAAGAAAAATAATCTCATTAATAATTAGAAATGGATTATCTTGGTCTCGTAAAAGGGGCAGTTGAAAAAGGAGGTGAGATTTATGGCGATTATCAAAGAGGGAAACAGATACGATTAGGTGAATATTCTGGTCCTGGTAATGTTAAGAATTTAGGTCATTATAATAATCGTGGTAAGAAACTTGGAATCTACCATATGTAGATTATTTTCTTTATATACATTAATAATGGTCTTTGGTTTTGAGTTATTTATTGACTTAGATGATTGCAACGGTGAAATCACAAATATTAAAAGCTTGAATAAACTAATCGATGATATCTGCTTGATTGGTGATATGACCAGGAAGGGGGATCCACTAATCGAATATTTCCCTGATGATGACTTTAACCGTGAAAGAGATATCGTAGGCTACTCCATTTGCCAGATTATCAGCTTAAGTAATATCACATTTCATATTAATGAGATTAGTAAGACCGTTTATATCAACTACTTCACTTGTGGGGACTTGAAGGTTGATGAAACATTGGAGGTTATTCGTGAATATTTCAAACCAAAGAAAGATAAATTTATGATTGTTACTCGGGATGCTAAGATAAATAATTTCTTTTAATTTTTTTTTTATTCCATTTTAATAAAGATGAATAACATTAAAGTTGAAGATTTAAAAGAGGCTATCAGATTCTTAAAAACAGTTGACAAGACCATTAAAATTACTGATTATAAAACTAAAAAAAGTATGATTGATTTCCTCGAGAGTGTCAAATACGATTTTAGTAGTTTTAAAAAGGAAGCTCCTTCAGCTCCTAAACCTGCAACAGCTCCTAAACCTGCAAAGCCTCCTCCAGCTCCTAAGCCTGCAACAGCTCCTAAGCCGTTAAAAGCTCCTAAGCCACCTTCAGCTCCTAAACCTGCAACAGCCCCTAAGCCGTTGCCAAAGGCGAGCGCAAGCGCAAAAGCCCCTGAAATTAAACTTGAGCCTGTTAAGAAATCCAAGGATGATGCATTTAAAGACCTCTTAAAAACTACATTCACGAGAATACCTAAAGACCATCCTTTGGATCCTGAGCAAGTTGCTAAATTTTTAGAAAAATGTGACCCTAAGGTTAGAGCTGTAACTAAGAAGATTTTAGATAATACTGATGTTATTTCTTTTGAGGAATTTACAAGCAGAATACATAAACTTTTAAATGATATGTTAAAGATGATATCTGGTAATATCGTTTATTGTTATATCTCTTTAAAAGGTGAGATATTAACAAAATCTAATTATTGGTTATACCAATATGTGGTCTTATTCTTACACCATTATACTGATGGGGTTTTACAAATTAAACCAATTGATAATTTAAATCAGATAACTGAAGAAAAAGCAAATCTTATGATTATAGATGATTGTGTTTATTCTGGAGACCAGATGAGTTCAACAATTGCAGGTATTAATATTGATAGTGGTAAAAAGGTCAACATTGATATTTATATGATAGTCCCTTATATATCTGATTCTGGTAGGAATAAAGTCAAAAGTTTTTTTAACAAAAATGATAATCTTAAAAAAGTTAGTAAAATGATATTTTTAAAAGATACTTATACGATTAAACAATGTAAGAGTATCATAACTGATGCTGATAAGACTGAATTTAATGAATTATTGAAATATTTCCCACCGATAGCATCAAAGCATCTTATTTATTTCTATCATAAGTTAGCTGACTTGGTTTCAGTCCCAACCTATTTATATTTAGGTTTTGTACCAAATGAGCTTAATGGGAAACCAATAACTACAGCTAAGAGTAAAATGATAATACCTATAATCAAAAATTGCAAGCATTACACAAAAAATATTGATATTATGAGTCCTAAATGTCCTTTCCCTCCTTATAAGAAAGAGATCGATAAAATTATAAAATAATTGATATAATTAGAATGCCAATTCTTGATAAACCATTACCAGAAGACAGAGGTAAGAAAAGCCTTCTTCACGCAGTTCTATTTCCCCGTTTAAAATTTACCTTTAATCAAGCTAAGAAATGGTTAAAAGACCACGGATATGAGTATATCCATAATAGGGAAACTCCTAATTTCTTCCGTTTTCGTATCAGAAATGAGGTCAAAGGTTGGAGATTTCAGACCATTAAATTAAACAACGGAGTCGAATTAGTCAATATGGTAAAGTGATTTATTTTTATAATTAATTTTATGACAGTCGAAGCAAACGTCAAAGCCTTTTCGACTATTTATATTAATATGAGGATTATAAGATTTCATAAGTGGAGTTTGGCATAATCTACATTTATCAGCCTTTGTATGATGGTGAAGTTGTGATGACAATTTCTTATTTTTAAACTTTTTAATACACTGACTACCAACTGCAAATTTAGTGTTTGTCTCTTGATCTTCAATTATATAAACATTCTCACATTTGCTACACGAGCAAATACAGGTCTTATATCTGATCGATTCTCCTGAGATATCTAATAACTCAGATGAAAGTGGTTTATTGGTAAGGTATTTGACGGTCTTATGAAGTAATTCGAATTTATTTCTTATTTGAGTAAGTCCATCAGTCCTAATCCATACATCGTCATATAATTCGATTGAATTACTGATATACTTATCATCTATCTCCATTGGCTTTAAACAGATATGTAGCTATGTCTTTATATCTGTTTAAACCTTTTTATGAGATGGAGACCTTTAAAAAAAATACACGCCTTTTTACAAGAAATATACACACCTTTTTTTTGGTCTCATTTTTTTTAAATTTTTTTTTTATATATATATATTATGGTAATATAATATATATACACAGGATACACATCTTTTAGGTAGGGTTAGTAATTATATATATATTTAATAAAAAAAATAATAAATATTAATATATATTATTTATATAAGGTTGAACCCTGCCGTGTAGTTGTGTATCCCGTGTATTTTTTTGTTAAAGCTTAATTGCATTAGAATAACCCCTTTTTCTTTTTCCATCAATGATTAATTGGTCTTTATAAAAGCCTATATTCATCTTTTTAAAAGTCTTAGAAACATAATCTTTAGTTAAATCTGAATACTGATCTTTGCTTGTTATATCATCAAATATAAAATCAGTAGTTAAAACGTCTTTCTTGTTATCGGTATGTCTATAATTATTAATGATATATTGGGTTAGTGTTTCTTCATCATCATCTTTAGTTAAATTCATATCTTCTTTAATGATTTCAGGTATAGGCTGACGATTCATATCAAAATTTTTAAAAATATACCAAGAATAAGCATCAATAATTCTATCTTGTGTTATTAGGTCGCTTTTAATATTATTATCAGCTAATTTAAAATAACTGTTACCTTTATTTTTATCATATTCTTCTTGATTGACAAATTTAGACTTATACTCGAAATTAATTAAATTTTCCAAACAATCCTTACCCTTATCTGCTGGTTTAGGTAAGGAATTACAACATAGGAACATTGTAAATTGAGGCTCAAGTAATTGAAGGTTACTAAATAACTTCCTTGCTTCTATTTCATCACCTCCTGATGCCAAAAGTTTGATAAATGAACCATTTAATGTAGCATTTTCATCAATTTCATTGGATATAATAATTCTGGCATTAGCTTTATCAACTACCCACGATAAAGCTGTTTCACTTGAAGCATTACCAAATTTATTATTAATAAGGCTTTTAGCATCAAAAGGTAGGACAAAACATTTGAACGCACCTCTTAAAAGTCCAGTTTCAACACCCTTGCCAGAATTTCTTTCACCAGTAAATGCATACCAGAATTTATCTTTAAAACAACCTGCCAATGCTCTTGCTTTACAATGAGCATTAAAAATCATTTCTTCTTCATTGGGATAGATAGGTCTTAAAACTTTTTGAATTAATTCATCATAATCGTCTTGATTAAATTTAGGAAAATTACGATCAATATATGAAATAAAATTAATATCTAAATCATCATAATTATAAGTTTTACCATCTTTAAAACAATAAGCACAATTACGATAAGGAAGGTAATAAATAGACTTTTTAAGATTAGAACTAATAAAATTATCATCAACTTTAAAACCATTACTCATAATTAATTTCCTACATTTATTAAGATTAGATGCGAATCCTGAATAACTCCTTTCACTATTACCACTTTTAATTTTAAGATTACAATCTCTTATATTCTCGTTTAATATCTTCTCAATAAGAAATTTATCATTAGTCCAAAAATACCCATTTTTAACATAATGAGAACCATTTGAATAAATATAATTATAACCATAAATTTTTAACACATAATTCATTGCCTCAATATCATCATTAATAATATTATCTTCTTCATTCATTTTCTTGTAATTATCAGGTAGTTGTAAAGCTTCATCAAAATCCTTGATTGCAATATCTAAATCAAAGCCAACCTTATTTTTAATTACAGTGCTTACCATCTTAAAAAATTCAGGTGTAAATAATTCCCTATTATTATGATTATCTAATGCTTGAAGACCATCAAAACATAAAGAACAAACCTTATAAATATTATCATTAACTTCATAATCAAAACATTTATATTCGTCAAGAACTTTAAAAAGGACTTTAAGACATTCATTTTCGATATAACAAAGAATACGATTAACAACTTTTGCATTAATATTATCTTTATGAACTTTTTTAACTTCTTCTGATAAGAAATTAAATTCTGGTTTATTAGCAATCATATCGTGTATGTTTTCAAATTCATATAAGATAGTATTCCAGTTTTTAACGTCATAATGATTCTTGTTACCATTTAAGGCACATAAGAAAAACTGTTTAGATAATTTCTTATCACATTTAATACCTTCACTAATATTTGAAAGCATTTCTTCACGATTACTTACATAATATTCAAGGTTAGGACATTCAATATTATAAAACTTGCATAATTGAAGAAGGATAGAAGGATGACAATTTTTAAAATCTAAATCGATATAAAGACCTTTGCAAATAGTATGTCTTATTTCTCTTGGTAGTGATTGAATACCAATGCCAGAATTACAAAAAAAACGTCCAATTTTACTATCGTATTTTTCGCTTTTCTTATATTTGATATTAATCATTTTGTCTTTTTTATAAGAGTTATAATACTTGCTCATAATTGCTTTTGGTTTATAATCGATATCCCAATCTTTATTTAATTTTAACTCTATTTGTGACCAGTTATTAATAAGATAAACCATAACATCATTATTAATAATTTCATATAAATTAGGGTAACCAAAAGATTTTTTAAACGTTTCATCAACTTCTATTTTAATCATCTTATCCTTACCCAACATTATTTTTCTTGTATATAAAATATGGATATTAACCCTTAAATCATTTTTTTTGTTAAATAATTAGTAAAAAAAAATTAATTGACTGAAACTTGATTTCCTTGTTTTTCTGTTTTGATACGATAGTATCTTTCAAGAGCTTTTTTCTTTTTGTATTCCTTATAGTCAGGGTCATTTTGATATTTACTTTTATAATTAGCTTTTTCCTTCTCATAAAACTCCTTATTTCTTTCCCTGTAATTCCTCATATATTCCGCCATAAAATTATTAGAACTCATCACTTTTATTATTATCACATATAATATTTTTTGTTAAATCCTTAAATCATTTTAAACGTTTTGATTGTCTTTCAATCTTTGTTTTCTTGCCTTAGCATTTGCAATAAGCCTTTGTCTAAACTCCTCATCAGTCGCATATCGATTTTTAATATAAGTACTAATCCTTTCTTTTTCCTTTGAATAGGCCTCGCTATTCTTAATCTTCTGAAACTGCTTAGCGGTAGTCATCCCTTTATTTATATATCTCCGTTAGTCCTTAAACCTTTTTAAACAGATATAAGGATTTAAACAGATATAAGGATAAGCCTCGATATCTGTATAAAACGAAATGACTGCCAGAGCTGTTGACCTCCTTACCTCCCTTATGACTTCTGTCGAT